GAGGTAGATCCTTTTTTAGGAACCCCTACAATAGCGACTTTTTTACCATCCACTCGTACTTTTTTATAAACGAGTAAAGGTAACATAGAGTCTCTCTCGAAGTGGAACTCATCAGCGCCTTGTGTGTTTACACGAAGCGTTTCCCAAAAATACACCTTTATATGACCATTATTAATCTTGCGAACCTTACGGGCATCTTTAAGATACTTAAAGGTAGCAGAATTGTTTTGGTTATATATCACTGGAGAAAAATACCAATGATTTTGAGGTGTATCAACCTTTATACCGGATGTATCCGGAAAGGAGGGCGGAACCTGATAGAGCTGTCTACTGTATAAAATCAATTCGTTTAGAATCAATTCTAGCGTTGACGGGATCTCTTCGTAGGTCCATCTTCTGACAAATCCATTATAGAGTTTGTAGAGGAAAATACAGTAGGTATCGTTGTCGAGAAGTTGATATTCACCCTGAGGTTGAAAAGGGCGGACATCAACACCATGGTAACAATCGCTACCACAGCTTTCCCTAAAGTGAGTTTCGACATATGTCTTTTCCATATTAAGTTGTAGGTGAAAATTTGGAAAAATCACCTTGACGTATCTATGGATGTGGCGGGAATAAACTAAATCATCCCCGTACACAGAGACAAAAGTCTTCTTACCACTTACATCCCCAATTGCTCGTAATAGGCAATAAAAGATGAGAGTTTGAATGGGAAAGGTGTCACCATCGCCCATCGTCAGCACCGAAGAAAGTAAGGTGCTTGTCCCTTCATATGTTATGTTGGGTACGCGGCCACGCATAATCGCGTGATACCACCGACAGGGTAGGATTCTCCTTAACAATTCTCGTGAAAGCGAGTCAGAAGCGGCGGAGAGATCCGCTGTAACAAGCTTCTTATCACGAGAACTCCGGCTGACGTATGCACGATGCTTATCTTGCAATCGTTTTATATCAAGGCCGGCATCCTTCAACCGTTCCGCTATCATTCTACCTATTCCTTGGGTATAATAACTCCCAAGGAGAGTAGGCGGTTTGATAACACGAAACGACTTAAAACTCTTAGGAACAAGGTGCAGAGGAAGGGCTTGGCATACTTCGTATCGAGCACTGGAATCTCCAGCGCCTGCTACGATCTCACTTAGTAATTTATCAGTGAGGAGATGGCCTCTAAACCATCTAATATGCTCATGGGTGCCTGTAAGTGCACGTGATAATTTGACGTGCAAAAAAGAGTCCCTAAAAGGAACTCCCAAGCAGGCATTCTTGCCGAAACGGCAGGATTCATGTAAGTCAGACTCAGTATACTTACCAAGTATCTGCGAGCAAATCGCTCGGGCCCTACGTAGGACTAAAAACTCTTTTGTCCCAACGTGAATAGGGCGGGCTATTCGAGATTGAGTGGTTAGGAATTTTCCTACTGTCATCTCTTCTAGCTCCTTATCACTGTACATATCTTCACCAAACCGATACCTCTTCCAAAAATTCTCCAGTTGGTACATCCGTTTGAACAACGGAACCGGTAAAACATTTTTATCCGGCCAATTATACTTTCTAGGGAATAGTGAATCTTCCTGAAGCCTTTTACAAAAAAGCTCGAAGATATCACCAGGAAAAGAGGTTGCAAAGTCCCTCGCCAGGCACAACCAGAGTTTTCTCATAATTGTGTCAGTATTCCTTGATTTTTCCATGGTAATCACCAATGGTAAAGGTTAAGGGTGTTTTAGGCCAGCGATCCAGCTGACCAAAAAGCGGCGACATCAGAATCAGATAACCATTGTGCACCCATCAAATTCAGATTGAGTGCCTCAGCGGCTGTTGACTCTGGATGGACTTCGCGTTCAATTCGAATCAGATTGAATACTGTCTTTCCAGACGCGAGAATCTTGGGTTCGACGTACGTAATACTCTTTTTATCTTTTGAGTATGTACCGTCGGCCTGCAGGGTAGGATTTTTGACCTTGCAAGTAGCATTCTCACGTATACGGAAATCGGCTTGTGCCGCATTTGCAAGATGGACTCCATTTGTTACTGAAACTCCATCAGGGGTAAAGGTCATTAATGACCCACCTGTCGGGGCGACAGAGGAAGCTCCGTCGTTAATCCCGGTTGATTGTAAGCCCATTTTAGGCTCCTTTCTTTTGGTAGCTAGCTCTAAACCAAAACCGGTCTTTCACCGCAATAAAGCGGTTTTACCAATTTTAGTCAGAAGTTCGCCACGATTAGCGCAATCTCCTTAAGAGCTTTGTGGCTCGTTGGGACAATAGCGCAGTTGAGTCGTTTACATGTTTGAAATCATGATAATCGAAGTTGACCGGCGGTAAAGCCGGTAGGCTTTGGTTTGTTCTGCGCTCTAACGCGGTTTCCTTATAGATATATCTACTAGGAATCACATTCGTCACGTTATAGCTGGCGGCACTATTGCTGCCAACGATATCGATGGTAAAATCTGTTACAGTCTTTTGACTTACACAGTTACCAAAGTACGTGATTGAAAATGCAGGCTTGATTGCCTCGAGCCAGGGTGCGACTTTTACAAACCAGTCGACAACAAACGAAAGAGGGACAACTTCCCATGCAATTCCAGGGAGATCGAAGGGTGAAAGCCCTAAGTCTTCTAGTTTTGACATAGTACTAGCCTTGAACGAATAGTACACCACAGCTGTGGTTTTATACTCGGTCTTGGTTTGTCGCTCCTCGTCACACGTGAACACATTGAAACCGCGGCCAGTATATCTGGCCCTCGTAACATCAGTGCTCTTTACCGTGCCTCTAGAACGTCTCAATTTTTCAGATTGCCTAAAACCCTTCTTAATAAGTTGAATCGCATCGCTAATGTCTTTCATTAAGGGACGAATCCCATAACGATACATAAGCCATTGATTCGACGCATTTTTGATGGTCGGCTTTCTTAGAAGATTGATAAGTTCTCGGAGAGGATTGCGAAGCATCTTGACAGTTTCGCCAAGTTCTGCCAGCACAACCCCACCTTGCAAGATAGCGTTTTTCGAAGCGCTATAGGCTTTTATAAGAGCCTGATTCGCAAGGTTCTGGTTCCAAACAAACTTTTGACTCTCCGGATTAAAAAAATAAGGAGAATCAGCACTTTGCATCCAGGCACCCGACACATCATACACCGTAAACGGTGAGATTTTGTAGGTGCTCCGGTAAGAACCAGAAAGACAATGACTGCTTGTCTTCCGGATGACGACGGGATTTACCCGAAATCGACCGGCGACGAACCCACCATCATAGATTGAAGAGATATATTTACAATCTCCTTCAACCAATTGACCACAATTGTAGGCAACTGTGTTGCCATTGATCGTGACAAAATAAGACGATGGGACAGTGGCACGGCCACTTGTTTTGACAGTCATATGACCTCCATGAGCCATTAACATGGGACACGAAAAGTGTCGGAGCC